ATTATAAAGGGTATTGTGTTCTGCATAGACCAATTGATTGGAAGCATAGTTAATTCCTAAATTATCTCCAGATGTGGTAAATACAAAATCTTCAACCAGACAAGGTAGCATTTTAACAGTACCATCGTACATAAAAAATCCACCTTCACCAGACATCCAATAAACCACACCGTTAGAATAACTAAGTGCATTTTGACCAATTAAACCACAATTGGTACCCACTTGTCTTACAGAGAAAGTAAATGGTGGACCAACGAATTGAATCACATAAGCTGATGAATCAGTTAATACCAGTGTATAGTCTTTTCCTGATACCGCTCCAACAATTACATTTCCTTTATCCAATCTAAATGTTCCTGCAGTATTGGTTGCAGTTGGAGTATAGGTATTAAAATCTTCTTGGTTTGAAAATCGAATAAACATAGGGTCTTGTGTTGATGTATCACCGATGGTTGTTTCCGTTCCAAAATGAAATACATGTCGGTCTCTATCAGAGACTTGTGTTAGTCTTGATTTAGTTGGTGCATTTGCCATAACGGTTGCTCTAATAGTTCTTGCATCTGTTGCTCCGGCATCCCAAGTGAATGTTTTACCATTATGAATAGTTGCAATTAATATTTGACCAAAGTTATCAAGAGACCATAATCCTGGATCAAGGATTACATTGGTTGTAGCTCGTTCGGTTCCCCAAGTCGAATCTGCCCAGTAAGATGTACCCCAACCAAAGTTAGAGGTTTGAAACGTTGGACCGACAATCACATAAGGATCAATTTGTGCTGAACCGGTACCTGATGTTGTTGATGCTGAATTCGATGGCATGGTAATATCAAAGGTATTGGTATTGACATTAGTAATTTCAAAACTGTTATCGGTAAAATCTGTTGTTGCATAACCGGATCCAGTTGGAACCGTGACACTAGAAAAAGTTACATATCGTCCATCTTCTAATCCATGTGATGTTTTATTTACAGTAACCGTTGCTGAACCCGTTGTTGCATCAAAGTCGGCTCCCGTGATTGCAGTATCTAATGGAGTGATGTCATAAAATTGACCATTATAATAAATAAATAATCCTTGTGATGTACCGATCGCTGCATACTTTTCACCTGCTAATGATACAAAAGAATGTTGTGCACGCGCTGCTCCCGGTAATGTTCTATTAGAACCTGTAAGTTGTGACCAGCCACCTATTTTCTCAGGTAAACCATATCTAAATCTGACAAAATCACCATCGACCCATTGAGACTCGCCACCTGATTCAGTGACTTGTTTATTAAAACCCGGTTTGAAATTAAGTTTTTGTAGCATAATATGCCTTTATAAACTGTTTTGACTCTAAGATAAAGTTAAATATCTAGATGGTTTTGAATGCTATAAATCTATTTAAATTTAGGACCTGCCATAAAATAAGTTAAACTTCGTCTCTCTCCAAGGGTAATTGGAGAAACTTTATGATTTAAATGTGATTTAAATAATATAGCATTTCCTGGTTTAGTAAGTTTTTCTATTTCATATTCATTACCATTAAAAATAAAAAACTTTCCACCTTCAAATTTATTAAAAGAAATATTTATTATAAAAGTTAGTTTTGCATCATAATGAGGAGACTCACTTTTGTCTATGTGATAATCATATTTTGATTTATTTTCATGAGTATATTTACTTAACAAAAAAGTATTATTTTCATTTTTTGGAAAAAGATTATATCCGTAATTTTGATTTGCTACATCATACATTAATTCTAAAGGTATGTTGATTAATTTATTTAGTTTTTTTAAAGTTATGACTTTAACTTCAGCTAATTTTTTAGAAATATTATTTGAAGTTTTAGCTGAATTTTCTTGTGGTTCTAAAAAATCATAATTTTTATCTATGAAATTATTTATTTTGATTATTTCATCTTGATTAATTAAATTGTCAAAAACTAAAAAATCAGGTTCCATTATTTTTATAAAACTTTTTTAAAATTTTCATTTAAAAAAATATCTGAAGTAAATTTTTTCTGATAAAAACAACGACCAGCCCTTAAATCCATTTGATGATTTGGAATTTTATAATCAAAAAAAACATTATTTACATATACATCATGTAATTTACCAAAATTTTTTACTGTATCAATATCACATTTTATATTTTCTTTACTTACCATATTTGCTACACCATTCCCATAATAATAATTTGGACATTTAATATCAAAATCGTCTATCATTACAAAACCTCTTTCAATATTATTAATTTCTTCTTTTAAAGGCCAATATTGATCAAAATGGGCATCTAGAAAATAAATAATGTTATGTTCGTTTTGATTTATATTTTTAATTACAAAATCACTTGAGGCTAAAAAAATATTTACATTTTTATATTCTTTTAATCTCATTTTTGCTATTTCAAAATAAGTTGGATTTATCTCACAAGTAATAATTTTTTTATCAGGGTATCTTAAAGCTAAAAATTCAGATGTATCTCCAATATTAGTACCCGTTTCTATTATTGTATCAATATCGTTATTATCAATGATGCTACAAAAATCATAGGCTTTATATATATCAAAACCAAAAGGCCCTGTAAAATTTTCTAAGTTAATATTTAATCTTTTTACTGAATAAAATTGTTCTTGAAAATTTTTTATGTCTTTAATAATTTCTTTCAACTTTATAATTATTTATTAAGTTTTTGGGTACTTATTTTTTATAGGTAATATAATATCATTTTTCCATTTATCAATACCATTGTGATAAATATAATCTAATTGTTCAGATAATTCAGGATATTCACTTTGTCTTTTTCCTATGTAACTATTTTTAAAATCTTCTATTTCTTGATTTTGTTTAATTACTTCTTCCTCGTGTTTTGTTTTTTTTAAACTATGAGCATCTACAATACTTTGATAATTTTCTATAGATGTTATTTGTTTATTACGAATATTATCATCATTATATTCAATATGCCCCTTGTTTGTTAATGTATCAAATTGTATTGCTTTTATATCAGAGTCAATTAATGATAAATCTAAATCATTATAAGTTATGTTATCTATTGTAACTGTTAAATCTTTTTTTATAATTGATATTTTCATAATTTCTCCTTTTTTAAGTTTTCATAATAAATATTAAAGAGTAATAAACTGGTTCTGCTTGACCATGTGTGTGAGAACCACCACTACCAGTACTGGAAACATTAAATGTATTATTTGCTGCTAGAAGTCTATTAACTAAACTCCAAGAACCAATTCTCTGGTATCCACCACCAGCTGAAGTACCATATGCCTGACTACTAGTGTGATTGTGTGAAGGAATTTCAGCTGTTGTTAGTGTAGTAGGATCAGTTGTTGTTCCACCACCAGTTGTTCCAGCTGTTGTAGTTGATTTAATAAATTTATCTGTAAGATCAGGAGTGCTATTAGTACCATCACAAAGAACAAACCCTGTAGGTATGTTACCAGTAGTGCCACTCCACATCATAATTACACCACTTGGTATTGCCCCCGTAAGTGATACACCTGAAGGAAAATCAACGGTATCCCCACTCGCACCAATAGTTAACGTGGTTCCTGATTGTGGTTCTATTGCATCAACTTCAAGTTTGCTCATATTATACTCCTATTAACGCTTTAATTTCTGCGTCGTCCAATCCTAAATCTTTTAGCTTCTGTTTACCAGATATTTTTTTAGCTTTAACTGCAGCTTCTGCATCTTTAATTTCTTGTATCTTTGCGTCTACTTCTGCTTTAGTTGGCAGTGTTGCACCTTCTTTAATAATCTCTATACACTCATAGCACATTCTATGTTCGTTAGGAATTTTGTTTCCATTGTCATCTACTTTTTTCCAACCATACCAATTACCACCATTAAAAGTTTGTAGTGCTTCTTGTAAATAATCTCTTTTCATTAAATGCTATCTCCTAATCTAATAAATGTAAAATGAGTTTTATTCTCTGCTGTATTTCCTTGAACATTACCATTAGTTAGTGCAGAAATAGTTGAAAATTTAACTCTAAAAGTTGATATATTTGTAACATTAACAATATTTTCAACTATAATACTATTATATGCTGTATTACCACTAGCCACTCC